TACGATGCACTGCAAGAGATATCTGATGTCAAAGTCAAAGTTAATAACCCTATCAGGTCATCCGACAGCGGCGAGGATCAGCCAGGAAATCCTGGTAGCGATGCGCCCGCCGCCAAACCTGTCGATTGACGAATGGGCTGATCTTTATCGCCGACTTTCCCCGGAGGCATCTGCTGAGCCGGGTATTTGGTCTACTGATCGCGCCCCATATCAGCGCGGGATGATGCAGGCGATATCTGATCCAACTATTGAGCGAGTGGTTTTCATGACCGGCGCGCAAGTTGGCAAGACTGAGATCATCAATAACGCGGTCGGATATTTTATAGATCAATCACCATCTCCTATGCTCATTGTCCAGCCCACTCTCGAAATGGCAAAGATGTGGTCTAATGATCGCCTCGCGCCTATGCTGCGAGACACGCCTGCGCTAAAAAACAAGGTCAAAGATGCTAGGTCGCGTGATAGCGGAAACACGCTTTATCAAAAATCGTTCCCCGGCGGCTATCTAGCAATCGTTGGCGCTAATAGCGCGGCTGGCTTAGCATCGCGCCCGGTGCGCTGTGTTCTGTTTGATGAGGTTGATCGTTACCCAGCCAGCGCCGGATCAGAGGGTGATCCTGTTAATCTTGGTGTCGCTAGAACCAAAACCTTTACCCATAATCGCAAGATCGTGATGGTTAGCACCCCGACAAACAAAGGCGCATCCAGGATTGAGGCCGCTTTTGAGCAGAGTGATCAGCGATATTACTATGTGCCTTGCCCGGATTGCGGTCACAAGCAGACGCTTGACTGGTCAAACGTTCATTGGGAAAAGGATAAACCAGAGACAGCCGAGTATATTTGCGGAGAGTGCGGCTGCGCCTGGGATGATGCAAAGCGTTACCGGGCGGTCAAAGGCGGCGAATGGCGTGCCTCTGAAAAGTTTAGCGGCACAGCAGGGTTTCACTTATCCGGCCTTTACTCACCCTGGACGCCTCTGGGGGATATAGCCAAGGACTTTATGAGCGCCAAGCAGATGCCTGACACGCTTAGGGTTTTTGTAAATACAACGCTTGCACAGTCCTGGGAGGATGAAGGTGAGCGCGTTGATGACTACGCTGTTGCAGAGCGCGCTGAGTCGTTTGGCGATAAGTTAGACAACCGCATCCTGGTTTTGACGGCTGGTTGTGATACCCAGGACGATCGGATCGAGGTCGAGGTAATGGGAACCGGGCGCGCCGAGGAGAGCTGGAGTGTGGCGTATCATACGCTCTATGGCGATCCTTCAGCCCCGCAACTGTGGCAGGATTTGGATAATATCTTATCTAGTAAATATGAAACAGAGGATGGCCGGATTTTGCAGATACGCTCTGCCTGCATTGACTCCGGCGGTCACTACACAAAAGCTGTTTATGATTTTGTGAGATCAAGAGAGGGTCGCCGCATTTTTGCCATAAAAGGTATGGCTGGAGAGGATCGACCTATCGTTAGCAGGCCGACTAGAAATAACATTGGCAAGATTAGATTATTTACCCTGGGTGTTGACAATATTAAATCTTTAATATTTTCTCGTCTTAGGTTACAATCTGAAGGTGCTGGATATTGTCACTTTCCAGATGACCGATCAGATGAGTATTTTAAGCAACTGGCGTCATCTGAAAAGATCGTGACAAAATATCACAAAGGGTTCCCGCGAAGGGAGTTCGTTAAGACCAGGACACGGAATGAGGCACTTGATTGCCGAGTCTATGCGATAGGGGCGCTTGCCATTTTGAATTTGAATCTGGATAGCCTGGCAGAGCGTGCGGCGCGACAAGTTAAAGAGGCCAGGGGCGATACGCCTCAAAACAATCAGCCCCGCCGCCAAATGGTAGCGCGAAACAATTTTATTAATGGGTGGCGCTAATGGCTAATTTATTCGATACCGCAAACGCACCAACATTAGAGCCTGACCAGATTGTTGTGGGCGATCGCGTCACTTGGCGCAAAAAGAATCTAGGCCAGGACTATCCATCATCAACATATAGCGTCCTTTATATGAGTCGCGTGTCTCAGGCAGGCGGGACGCATGAGTTTAGCGTTAGTGGTGTTGCTGATGGGGATGATTATCTTTTCACGATTACAAGTGTAGCGAGCGCAGCCTTTGACTTAGGCCATCACCACTGGCAGCTTGAGATCACACGCACCAGCGATAGCGAGCGCATCGTTATCCAGACTGGCTCCTGGGATATTATTACCGATCTTGATAACAACGTTGATCCGCGCTCACATGCCGAGATTATGGTTGATAAAATTGAGACAGTTCTGCAAGGTCGGGCTGATGCTGATGTTTTGTCTTACTCAATAAATGGTCGATCGCTCTCTAAGATGCAGCCGTCTGAGCTAGTCGAGTGGCGTGATTACTACCGGCGCGAGGTGGTCTTGCAGCACAAAAAAGATCACGTTAAAAATGGTCGTTCGCACGGCGGCACTATTAAAGTGAGGTTTTAACGATGGGGCTTTTTGACTTTTTAAAGCGGGATCAAAAGCCCACTAAAATGGGCAAGCGATCATATGCGGCGGCTAGATCAGGACGTTTATTCGGTGATTTCATTCAATCGGGTAACTCCGCCGACAGTGAGTTACGCTTTACACTAGAGGTTATGCGTAATCGCAGCCGGGAGCTTGTGCGAGATAATGAATATGCCCGGCGATATATTAATCTTTTAAAAACAAATGTTATCGGTGACACTGGTTTCCAACTACAAGTCAAGGCCAGGAATGATGATGGCAAGCTAGATTCAACCGGAAACACGATTATTGAAAATGCTTGGAAAACCTGGGGTCGGCTTGGTCATCCTACAGCAGACGGACGGATGTCCTGGTATGATTCTCAGCGTCTAGTGATCGAAGCGCTGGCGCGTGATGGTGAAGTTTTTATCAAAAAACTAAAAGGATCAAAGTATAGGGATGGTTTCGCGCTTCAATTTATTGAGGCTGATCTTATTGATGACAAGAAAAACGAGACCTTGAATAATGGCAATCAGATTAGAATGGGCATTGAGATGGATAAAGCTCATCGCCCGATTGCATATTACGTTTTGACCTCACATCCGGGCGATAGGTATTACAATAATGCCCAAAGCCAAAAACATATTCGCGTTCCGGCTGATGAAATCATCCATATCTATATGCCGAGCAGAACTCATCAAACACGCGGCGAGCCATTTATGGTCTCAGCTATGTCTGCCCTAAAGCATCTCGGCGCATATCGTGAGGCTGAGGTTATCGCAGCGCGCATCGGCGCGTCTAAAATGGGGATCATAACCACGCCTGGCGGAGATGATTTCGTTGGTGATGGATATGAAAACGAGTTCCAGCCAACTATTAGCGCCTCTCCTGGAGAGTTTATGCAACTCAGTCCAGGGATGGATTTAAAAACGTTTGATCCTAATAACCCAAATACAGGCTATGCAGAGTTTGAATCAGCTATGCTGCGTGGCGTTGCGTCTGGTTTGAATGTAAGTTATGCAAGCCTGTCAAACGATTTATCATCCGTGAACTATAGCAGCATCCGCCAGGGCGCTCTTGATGAGCGTGATGGGTATCGGTCACTGCATATGTTTATGATCCAGCACTTTGTTGAGCCGGTTTTTAGAGAGTGGCTCAGTTCTGCTATGGATTTCGGTGGCATCCCTATCCCATCCTCCAAATATGGCAAGTTTGTTGATAATGCCAATTTTAGAGGTCGCGGTTGGAACTGGGTTGACCCTATGAAGGAAATCCAAGCGTCTGTTGTTGGCTTACAAAACGGCATTCTGTCAATGCAAGATGTGGCCTCAAACTATGGACGCGATGTTGAGGAAACCTTTAATCAGATTGCGCGTGACAAGGAGATGGCTGAGCAACTTGGTCTCAAGCTGGCGTTTGAGCCGTTTGGCGGCGGTCTGACATCGTTTGGCCCAGCTAAGATGGCTGCTCCAGAGCCAGGCTCAGAAGGTGATGACGATGGCGACATATAAAGGCCAGGAGATAAACCTAAAGCCGACAGAAACTATGGCTGAAGAGGCGCAGCGCGGCCTTGATTGGCGCGCTGAATATGACCGAGGCGGCACTGAGGTAGGTGTTGCCAGGGCGCGGCAGCTTGTTAATCGTCAAGAGTTATCGCCAGAAACTGTGCGCCGGATGGTTAGCTACTTTGCCCGACATGAGGTAGATAAGCAGGGCGAAGGATTTACCCCGGATGAGGATGGATATCCATCCGCAGGCCGGATCGCCTGGGCGTTATGGGGAGGAAATAGTGGCAAAGCCTGGGCAGAGGAGAAAGACCGGATAATGGATAGGCTTGATGATGAAAATCGCGCTGCCCCGGACGCGCTTAGCGTTGGTGATTTTGTAAGCTGGAACAACCCTGGCGGTCGAGCCAGAGGCGAAATAGAGCGAATTGAGCGCGATGGCTCAATAAACGTGCCAAATAGCGATTTCACAATAACAGGAACAGAGGATGACCCGGCTGCTCTGATTAGGCTGTACAGAATGGGCGAGGATGATTATCAGGCAACCGATACTCTGGTTGCACATAAGTTTAGCGCATTAACAAAAATTAACGATCTCCGGGGCTGGCATGATGAGCGCCCTTATCCTAATGAGCATGCGGCGCGCATAACTGACCCGGCTAAATATGAAGAGTTTAGACGTGAGGTTGATGCTGGAGATGCTGGAATTGATTTTATCTATGGGATCGTGGATAATACATCAGAAATTCAATCTATTCGTTTCGATGCAGACCGGCACACCGAAGCGGAGGCTCTAGAATGGTTAGCAGAGCATGATTTTGAGCCGGTCAAGTTTGAGCCTGCTATTAGCGAGAGAGGTGATGAAATGGAAGAGCGTCACATTATAGATGTTCAAGAGACTGATGAGGCTTATGTCATCACTTTTGCAAAGCCGCATCAGGAAATGGAAGAAAGCGCCGGTCATGAGGATATGGAAGATCGTCCATATCATGACAAAGAAGAGGAGCGCATTGAGCGCGCCGATCTTTTGCAGCGCGCTATCGGTATGGGTGACCGTGCTATTGATGAAGAATCCCGCACCGTTATGGTTGGTGTCTCCTCTGAGGAGCCGGTCAAACGTTCATTTGGGATGGAGGTTATTGACCATAGTCGTGAGAGCATGAATCTGGATTTCTTAAATTCAGGTCGCGCACCGCTTTTGGTCGATCATGATATGGAGCGCCAAGTGGGCGTGATAGAATCTGTTGAATTGGATGAGGAGGCTCGCCGTCTGCGGGCCAAAGTTCGCTTTGGAAAAGGCCAACTCGCCTCAGAAGTATTCAGCGATGTGGTGGATGGTATCCGCCAAAACATAAGCGTGGGCTATAGAGTAGATGGCCGCGTGAAGCGTGATAACGATGATAAAGAGATTTATCGCGTTAGCACAACACCTATGGAAATCAGCATCGTTTCTATTCCGGCAGACCAGTCAAGTCTTGTCGGCGTTGGTCGGTCTAATTCCGAAACCCTACATGCAACCCCTAAGATCGAGGAAAGGAAAGACGCTATGTCTGAAATTGATCTTGATGCGGTAAGGCAGGAAGCCGCCAAAGCCGCACAAAAAAATGCCAAGGAGATTATGACCTTGGCTCGCAAGCATAACAAAGCTGATATGGGCGAAGAGGCCATCGGCAAGGGAACTTCAATTGATGAGTTCCGTGGCAGCCTTTTGGATGCCATTCAAAATCAGCCTCTTGATACCCCTGCTCATGTCGTTGATATGCCTGTCAAAGAGAAGCGTGACTATTCGCTTGGAAAAATGATTCGCGCACAGCTAACTCATGACTGGTCAGATGCCGGTTTTGAGCGTGAAATGCACGATGAAATCACTAGCCGCACCGGCAAGCAAACAGAGGGCTTTTATGTTCCTGACTTTGCGTTTCGTGCTGGTGCAATGTCAACCGCAGCCACAGGTGCTGTAGGTGATGAGAATGTCGTTGATAACTTTATCCCGACAATTCATCGCGGCGATATGTTCATTGAGGCACTCCGGGCAAAGCAAGTAATGGCTGCCCTCGGCGTTACCTTTATCGGCGGTCTAACAAATCGCATCAAGATGCCAAAGTTCTCAACTGGCGCATCTGCTGGATTTGTTGAGGAGCTAGGTGCTGTTGCAGATCAGTCACAGACTGATGCAGGAGTTACTCTCCAGCCCCGCACAATGGGCGCATATGTGGACATCGGTCGATTGGCATTAAAAGAGTCAATTCCAGCATTGGATCAAGTTGTCCAAGATGACTTGCTGCGCGCTCTTGCCGATAAGCTTGAGTCTGTAGCAATCAGCGGAACAGGTGCATCTGGACAGCCAACAGGCATCCTGAATGACGGAAATGTCGGAAACGTAGACATCTCTGCCGGTACAGATGTGGCTGCCTTGACCTGGGCTGACTTGACCGATTTGGTTAAGACAGTTGAGGATGCTAATGGCATCATCAACCAGAACGCTCTTGGCTGGTTGTCCAACCCAAAGGTGAAGGCAAAGATGGCCAACACTGTTAAGGTTGCATCAACAGACAGCATCATGCTTTTGAACGATCCTTGGAACAGCATCTATGGATACCGCGCTGAATTTACCAGCAACGTGCCATCTAATCTGAATCCAGGCGATGGCGGAACAGACGCATCTGCACTCATCTTCGGCGACTTTAGCCAGTTGATGGTTGGCCTATTCGGTGCGCCATCAATTTTGGTTGATGAGACAACCGGCGGTCTGGCTGGAACAGTGAGAATCATTGTTCACCAGGACGTTGATGTAGCGCTACGCAACGCTGCATCTTTCGCAATCACCGATGAGGTATCAACTGCCTAATCTTAATGGGGCGGCTTTCGGGTCGCCCCATCCATCCACTTGTGAGGATTTAAAATGAGAATTAAAGTTATTGAAAAATGTTACACCGGCACTCAAGGGAATATGTTTGCTGGTGAGGAGCATGATCTTGATGATCGGATTGCTGAGAAGCTAATCCAGCGTGGTTATGTTGAGGCTGTTAGTGCTAAAAAAGCGCCAAAGGCGAAAAAGAAGTTTTTTGATCGCGCAGTCGAGGCTGATGAGATTGCAACACCAGAGGATGATTAATGGCTGTTGAGACCGCATCTGACCGGGCTATTTTTGTTAGTGTCGATGATTTCGGCATTGCGGCGACTTATACGCCGTCCGGCGGCGCGGCCTCAACAATTAACGGAAT